CACGCAGGCGAAGCGCTGATAGTCCACGATCCAAACGTCGGAGCCCATGTAAACGATCCAGAAATGCGGTTTGACTGGTTCCATAAGCCGCAGATCGGGTTACTTGCGCCGCTGGTATCTGTCGCGTGGGTGAATGTCGTCGTGCTAGCCGGCAAAATCGTCCCGAGATATCGTTGTGTTGGTGTGCCGCTTTTCACCCAGACGCCATTCTGTTGTGAAAGCGCCGTGACCCGCGCAGTTGGCGTGGACCATGGCGTTAGCACTAGCGTTGCAGTCGTGAGACTGGCCCACAGCAAAAACACATCACACGGCACGCCGGTTGACACACCAGTCACGGCGATGTTCGCGCCGGCCGCAAGCGTGACCGTTTGCCACGTAGCACCATCGTACAGAGACACGCGTTGACCGTCGTGCGGAGCAAGCGTCACGGTGCTTGCGGTTGCGGCGATGGCGAGACTCGTGGCGTTGTTGCTGATCCGGAAGTTGTTTAGCCCGTGATCGAGCGCAACGATCCCGTGCACGTGATCGATGGAAGCCCACGTCGCGCTCGCACCTTGCGCGCTCGCAACACCGGCCGCGATAGATGTGGGCGCCGCCGTGCCTCGCGGCCCGACGACCTGCACAAAGCTAAGGTTTGACGTTCCGAGTGTGATTACACCATCAGTACCCAGCAGCCATGCGGTGTTTCCATAGACAGTGCCTTCGTTGACCGGCACAACAGAGCCGGCAATCAGCAGCGTTCCTGTGTTCGCATCGGTTGACCGCGCCCAAGCGGCGGCAGCGACGATATACAGGCCGTTTAGCTTCGGATCGGTTTGCCCGGTTAACAACACCCTGTCGCCGTTTGACGTCGCCACGCTGTCAATCGTGACAGTGCCACCCGTCGCCTGCTGCGTGATGTTGGTGGTCGCTACCACCCGCACCGGCGCCTTATACGCTGGCGAAGCTGAAACGATCCGGACGTCGTTTCCCTCGCAGAAAGTGCCCGCCGATATTCCGAAAGCCGCGATCGAATGCTGGTGATCCGACCGCGCGAAAGTCGCCGCACTACCTTCTGCAGCCGTTGCGCCGGGCGTTACTGCACCCGGTGTGGCCGCAGCTGGCATTGCATGGATGTGATCCGCTCGAGCGACGGACGCGGACGTGCCCAAAACAACCGTACTTCCGATCGCCAAAGCCGATGGCGCCGCAGTGAGCAGCGGGTGCACGTGGTCCGCTTGCGCTGATTCACCAGCCGCGCCGATCGCCGCAGCCGCTGTCGCGCTTACGTTGGAAGGTGTCACAGCAACCGTAATCGGCCGCACGGCGCCGTCTAAGTACTCGAGCCACAGATACACGAGATTTTGCAGCCAGTTTGCGAGCTGCGCAGTCAGGATCGTTTGCGGGATATGCCCCGCGTCCTTTTCCGCTTCGCTGGGCTCCGCAGACACAGCCGAGCCACCGGTCGCCCAGCGCGGTAATTTCGTGGGTCTAACAGACATAGTGTCACCCTCCTAGCAGCGAACGGTCGAAACCGAAATCCGGCCCGCCACCGTCAAACGTAAACGATTCGATCGCGACTTCGCCGCCGCCCTCAGATGCAAACACCCAACGTCCAGCATTGAAGCCCAGCGGAGACCCAGCGATCGGCACACTGGCAGGTGCAAAAGTAAACACCGCGGGCCACGTGACGTTACTCCACGTCGCCAGAAATCGGACGCCCGCAGCTTTCGCAGGCACAATCAACTGAGCAATCTGCAGGCCGGTGTGTGAGTCAAGCGCGCCCATGTCGAGCACGAAAGACGCCGGATAATACTCGCGTAAGACAACGGTGTTACCGCCTGCAAGCTTGTCGGCAATCGCGATGATCTGCTCGGTCGTGCCGGAAGACCGCTGCACCAGCACACGCGCCGAAATCCACAGCCGATAGGTTTCGTCGTCGCGCCCATCGCGCGGCTGTCCAACGATCTCGCCCAACAAATCGAGCGTGGCGCCGCTGGCCGTGGCCAAATGCCGCTCTGTGTAGAGCTGCCAGAATGCATCTTCCACCGCTTGGAGCTCGGCAACCCACGACCCGAGCAAAGCCGACGTGCGCGGCTTGCGGTAGCGCTCGATCAGCCGCGCCACCGCACGCGTCACGTGGTTTGCTTGGTACTCGAGTGTCATGGGATCAGCACCACTGAGATCCGCGTGGTGTCCACGGTGCCGATCTGGCGCTGCGTCGCGGTCACTGCCGGCAGGCCCGTGGCATAGTCAAACGATACCGTTGACACACGACACTCAGCATTCAAAACGCCGGCTTGCTGCATGGCGACGGTCACAAATTGACCGGCGTACACAGGATCGCCAACGTCCAGATATCCTGGCGAGCCCGGCGTTTCTGCTGATGCGGCGATCGCATCTTTGAGTGCTGCGTCGCCGATATAGTCAGTCGCGACCGTGGTCACACGCAGCGCCACGTAAATCGCGAGCTCCGTGGGCCGTGAAAAGCCCACGATATGCGTGATGCCTTCCGAATCGACCACCGGGACAGAGATTTGCCCGTAGGCCAATATCCCCGCGGGCTTGTTGATCCAAATCAGCGCCGCAATGTTGTCGTCGTCGTCTGAGCCAATCGCGGAGCGCACGACCGCCTCAAAAGAATGCGGCGGCAACCCATCCGCAGCCGTCACATCACTCGTGTTTTCGATCACGGATGCCGCCAGCACTGTCGACAGACCCAGCAGATCGGCGCGGATGCCTGCGACCGTGCCGCCGCCTTGCGCTGCGAGCTCATCCGTTCGCCGCACGCGGTATGCCGCATCAGACTCCACATCACTGCCGGGCTCTGCGTCCAGCGCGTTCGTGATGGACGTCCAACCCGTGATCAGCGTATCGCGCACGGTGAGCGTACCGGCGTTCGCGATCGTCGGGCCTGTCGCCAATGCTTCAAAAGCTACCTGCAAGGTCGCAGGCGAGCCCGTGGCGTTCGCCATCGCTACCGTGTTCGTAAACCTGGCCGCACCGTTGCCCAGCACCGACGCAACGGCCGTCAGTGCCGGGATAGACGTGGACGCAGCCAGCACCACCGTGCAGACGACACGCGACACCGTGGCGCCCTCGCGGAGCGAGTTTGTCAGCGAGTACAGAGCATCCTGCGACTGGCCGGTGGCCTTGTCGGGATCCATCGCGTCATACAGCGCTTCGCCCAGCTCCCACAGCTCGGCGACTTCCGCAGCCATGATGCCGTTCAATTGACCTATCAGGCCGTACTGCGACGTGTCGATGCCGGGATCGATGTTGGCCCGCTGCTGGGCGACGAAACCCGCTTCGACGTCTTCTAGCGTCTTGGCTACGAACCCCGCATCTGTCAGCCCGTACACAGTCATGCAGCACCGCCGATCGTTTCGTTCAATTGCAGCGTGGCCTGGCCGCCCTCGGCATACGTAACGCTAGCCGTGACCGTGAGCACGCGGGTGCGTGGTTCAAACGCAAACCGCAGATCGGTCACGTCTTGCACGCCCGGCGTTTCCCGCGACGCTCGAGCAAACAAGCCGCGGAGCACTGTCTTTGACGGGTTTTTTATCAGGATCAAATTCTGATAGTCGATGCCTAAGGTCAAATCCCGGAAGCACTCGCCAAGAAACAAAGTCATGTGCGTGATCCACGCTTGCGCTACCGCGTCCGCACCGGTCACGAGCTGCGCAGAGCCTGCGATCAGCAGCAAATCATCATCCGCGGCGCTGATGGCTAGATCTGACATTTGACCCTCACAGCACGACCTGCGGCGATAGCGTGATCGCGCCTGTGCTGCTTTGGTATGCGAGCTGTCCGAAACCGAGCGAAGGCATAAAAAGAAACTGATACGTGCCGCGCACGGTTGACGTGGGCGCCACCGTCAAGCCCTGCAAAAACAGCGGCGTCCAGGTCGCCATATCGACCGATGCATACAGGTTTTTCGCCGCACCACGCAGGCCCACCGCGATCCCTGCGATGTCGAACACTTCGCACACGCCGGAACCGCTGATCGTGATCCCGGTGGCGTTCCACGTGGCGCCACCGTCCAGCGAATACTTGACCGCGCGCGTGGCTCCCGAGCCGCACACAACGATCGCATCCATCGCGGGATAGTAAACCGCGGACATCATGGCCGTGCCAAGCAAGCCGTGCGTGCCGACGTTCGCCCACGTCGTGCCGTTGCTCGACACCATCGCGTTCCCATCACTCGCCGCCATAAAGAAGCGCAGCCGCACCGGATCCCAAATCAGCGCGCGCTGCAGCGCACCCGTAAGACTGCCGCTCACGGCTGCCTCCGTCCATGCTAGTCCGTCCGTCGAACGCGCTACGAATCCCGCGCTTGCCGCAATCGCCACGCGCTGGTTCGGTGATCCACGGTTCGCGCAGATCGCCGCGTACTGCCGCACCGTCGCGAGTCGCGTGGTAAAGTTGAGCGTTGCTAGATCGGCCGGTGAGCTCGAAATCGCGCGATCAGTCATGCCGATCGCTTGAATGAGCGACCCGTCGTAGTAAAGCTCTGTGATCCCTGCGATCGGCGTGGTCGTGCCACCGCCCGCAGGATTCGGCAAAAACTGCACGTAAGCGTTGCCAGCGCCAAGACACACGGCCCATTGACCGCTGGCCGCATTGAAAGAAAGCGCAGACGTCGCCGCAGAAGCGTTAGGCGTGCTGACAACGCCAGCACGCGCCGAGG